GGTAATGTTCGCAGAGGTTCATTCGCTTCCTATTTGCCAGTTGATCATCCAGATATTGAAGAATTTTTAAAAATTAAATCAGAAGGAGATCCAATTCAAGATATTTCAATTGGAGTATGTATTTCTGACGAATGGATGAAATCCATGATTGCTGGAGATAAAGATAAGAGAAAAGTATGGGCCTCCATAATCAAAAAGAAATTTGAATCTGGTTACCCATATATTTTTTTCTCTGATAATGCAAACAATCAATCTCCAAAAGCCTACAGAGACAAAGGTTTAAAAATTAAACATAGCAATCTTTGCTCGGAGATCATGCTTTCAAATGATGAAAATGAATCATTTGTTTGCAACCTTTCTTCCATAAATCTTGAAAAGTGGGATGAATGGAAAGACACCGATGCAGTTGAAACTCTTGTTTTCTTTTTGGATGCAGTAATGACTGAATTCATTAATAAAACAGAAGGAATGAAGTTTATGGAAGCTGCAAGGAATTTTGCAGTAAATCAAAGAGCTTTGGGTATTGGAGTAGTTGGATGGCACTCTCTTTTGCAATCAAAAATGATTCCATTCGAATCAATGGAAGCAAAATATCTTAACTCAGAGATTTGGAAAACCATGAGGCTGCAAGCGGATGAGGCTACTGGTAAGCTCTCGGCATATCTTGGAGAACCAAAATTACTCAAAGGATATGGAAGAAGAAATGTAACTACTCTAGCAGTAGCGCCAACAACTTCTAGTGCATTTATCCTTGGTCAAGTTTCCCCAAGCATTGAACCCCTAATGGATAATTATTTTGTTAAAGATTTAGCTAAATCTAGATCTTCATATAGAAATCCTTATTTAAAAAAACTGCTAGAAAGCAAAGAAATGGATAATGAAGAAGTGTGGCTTTCAATTTTAAAAAGAGGTGGCAGTGTTCAGCATCTTGAGTTCTTATCTCAAAAAGAAAAAAACGTCTTTAAAACATTTAGTGAAATTTCTCAGAAAGAAATTATAATCCAAGCTTCTACAAGACAAAGATGGATTGACCAAGGCCAGAGTTTAAATCTCCGCATTCACAAAGATACAAAACCTAAAGAAGTTAGCGAACTAATGATATTTGCCTGGGAGCAGGGAATTAAAAGTTTATACTACCAAAGAGGAACAAATCCAGCCCAAGAATTATCTAGGTCAATAATGGACTGCAAAAATTGTGAAGCATAATTTAAAATATTAGTGTAATTATTTCAAATGGAACTCGATTTTTCTGAACAAATTAAGAATTTAAATATTCTCAAGTCTTCTGAGATGCAAACCAGAGATGAGAAGCCCGAAATGGCAATGAAAAATAAAAGCGTTTGCAAAATTTGTGGTGAAAAATGGGGTTCCTGTGCTCATGCTTCTGATCAATCTAATATGACGGAAGAAGGTCCAGAGCACGAAAAGAAAGAGGGTCCAGAGGGTGAAAAAGAAGAAATGAAATCTTCTGAAAATTGCGAGGACTGTGGAAAGCCAGAATCCGAATGTGAGTGCGAAGATTCCGAAGATGAAATGGAAGAATCAGATTCCGCAAAAAAGAAAATGAAAAAAGAGGAATCTAAAGATGGAGAAAAATCAGAAGAAAAAAATAAATTTCCATTTAATAAAGCAAAAGCCTCATTAGCAGAAAAAGTCTCCGCAATGCTACAAGCTAAAATTAGCGCTCACAATGATAAATTTGAACAGAATATATCTTTTGCGCAAATCAGCAAAGTATATTCTAGAGGCTTAGACGTTTTTAATACCACTCATAGACCAGGGGTATCACTTCATCAATGGGCAATAGCAAGAGTTAATTTGTTTTTAAAAATGATGGGCGGCGGTCAAGTTAGATCCGAATATTCTCTTTTAGATTCTGATGTCGCAAACGCAAGCTCTGGAGTCTTTACTGAAAGCGGATTGGCATCATATGATTTTATTAATTTTTCAGAATTGGAATTTCAACTAGCAAAAATTTCATTGCTAGAAGCTGGAATCAATGAATCTGAAATGAACCTTCAGATAAGTCAATCTGAAGAAAAAAAAAAGTAAATAAAACTTTAAATAAACCTTTTAGACTCCCATCTGGATCTAAAAAGAAATTTGGAGTATATGTAAAAAACGATAAAGGTAATGTTGTAATGGTCAAGTTTGGCGATCCAAACATGAGCATTAAAAGAGATGATCCAGAGCGCAGAAAATCATATCGCGCAAGACATGGATGCGATAACCCTGGACCAAAATGGAAGGCAAATTATTGGTCTTGCAAGATGTGGTCTAAGACTCCAGTTAGTAAATTGGCTTCTTCAGAAAACTGTGGATGTGGATGTGGTCAATGCGAAGAAACTGATATTGAAGATTTGGTAGAGATTGAGGGCGCTAAAAAAGGTCTTTGGGATAACATTAGAGAAAAGAAAAAAAGAATGGGCAAGAATTACAAACCCGCAAAACCAGGGTCTAAAGATTACCCAGAAAAAGAAGCTTACAAAAAAGCTCAAGCAGAAGAATACGATTGGGATGGTGAAGAAGAATTCAATCAAGAAGAGCTACTATCTTTAGATCCTTCTTTAGCTTCTGTTGAAGAAATTGATGAATAGTTTATTATCTGAGTGATTTCTATTTATCATTCAGCTTTTAATTTAAATAAGCATGGCTTTACAAGATGGCAGGACTGCTTAAGCAAGTCCTGCCTTTTTGCTGATGAGGTTGTAGTGGCAATAAATACTTCAGAAGATGATACTGAAGAAACTGTAAATAATATCCTTAAAAAAGAGGCTAAATCTTTTAAAGTCATTAAGACATCATTTGACTACAATGATCCTTGGCTTGATGGAAAAATTAAAAATACAGCATTGCAAGAATGCACTCAAGAATTTAGATTACAATTAGACTTGGATGAATATGTTCCAACTTGGCAAAGATCAATCTGGGACAATATTTGCTTTAAATTAAAGTTTGATTCAAATACTTCATGCCTAGCTATTCCATCTGTTGATTTATATAAAGACTTACAGCACTTTAAATCAATAAATCACAAACAATACCTTCACAAAGGTATTGCATACAGAGCGCCACAAATCGCAGCAAGAAAACAAGATGGCACCATAAATACTTTAATGAGTGATGGTTGCGATCTTGTTGATATCAATGGAAATTTTATTCCAACTCAAGCTATTAACAATAAATTAGAAGCTCTAGAGTCAAATCAAATCCCTTTTGTTGTTCATTTAGGTTATGTTGATTTAAATTCAAGACTAAAAAGAAATCGTGAATTTTGGCATGATCATTGGTATGTAGAAGGTGGTGGTCAAGCTCCAGCGCACAAAATTCATATGAAAGATGAAGATTTTGAATACGATTATATTAAACACAATTTAAGTTTATGATTAAATTAAATCTAGGATGTGGGCCAGACATAAAAGAAGGATATGTAAATATTGATTTATGTCCACTTGATGATAGGGTTATAAAACAAGACATTAAAAATTTAAACTTTGAAGAATCAACAATTGATGAAATTTATGCAAAAGATATAATTGAACACATGAGTTTAGAAGAAACCAAAAATGCAATTAAAAACTGGAGTAAAATTTGCAAGAGTGGAGCTTCTCTTTTTATTCAAACAATATGCTGGGATTCAATAATCCAAGCATACTACGCAAATGTATGGGATCTTGAAACTGTAATATACATGCTTTTTGCTGGCAAAAATTGGGTTGATGGCATTTCAAGAAATGAAGATTTTCATAAATCTGCATATTCATTAAAATTATTAAATCAAATTCTCTCAGAGAATAATTTTGAAATCAAAAATTGTGAATTCGATTCAATTGATCATCAACTTTTAATGAATCCAAAAAGTCATAATTTAAATATTAAAATACATGCAGTAAAAAAATGAACCAGCATAAATTCGGATCTTCCTCATTGGGACTTGGAGATTTACTATTACTTACTTCAGTATGTAAATTTTTCCCAAATAAATTTACAATTCAATTACCACCAGAAAAAGAAAAGTATTCTGTATTATTTGATAATATAGCCAATGTAGAAATAACAGATGAAATTTATGCATTGCCAGATATAGGCGATGGACATTATTCAACAAGAAAATTGAGAAATTTTTTTAATGATGATGCAATCTATCTAGATAATAGACCTTTGGTTTTATATTCCGATGTAGAAAGCGAAAAATGGGCTTTCGAATATTTAAATAATAAAAACAATCCAATTATCTTTGTACCGTATTGCTCTAAGCAATGGTCCTCGGTAAGAAATATGCCAGAAGAAATAATTAAAGATAGACTTAATTTTTTAATTCAAAATCAATTTACGCCTATTTTAATTTTAAATAGCGATAATAAATATGAAACTAATTACGAATTTCAATTAGAAGATATTGATTTAAAAAAATATATATGCCTCTTAAGAAGGGTTGGAGTATATATGGGATGCAATACTGGAGATGAACATCTGGCAACTTCTGTTGGATGTCAAACAATAGTATATCAACCTCAAGATGGAAATGGATTTTACAGCAATGAATGGAACTATGACCATCAAAATAGTAAATATTTTATATGGTAAAAATATCACTAGACGAAGGATACGCTTATGATTTATTAGCAATATGCGAAGTAAAAATATCTAAAAAAATAAAAAATGCCGAACTAAATTATAATTTAATATTCAATGAATTAAAAGATCAAATTCAAAATAAACATATAGAAATTTTAAAATCAGAAGAATATAATGAATTATTAAAAGCAAATCAACAAACATTTGATGCTGTTGAAGAAGCCAGATATGGATTAATATCTGCAAAAGAAGTAGATCTATTGAATATGAAAAGATATGAATGCAAAAAAAATCTACAATTAAAATTTTTTCCTAACTCTAAAGTAATAGAACAAAAATCATGACATTCATCTTTAAAAATAAAGAATATAATTATTTTCATCATCCACACAACAGCACTTCAATTAATGAAAGAAGTGTTGAGCTACCATTAATGCTTGACTTTATTGAAAAAAATAATTCTTTTATAGAAATAGGATGCGTTTCACCTTATTATATTGAGCTAAATCATTTAGTATATGATTTAAGTGATTCTCACAATAGAGCTATTAATAAAGATGCAGATTTAATAGATTTAAATGATAATATTTTATCAATATCAACATTAGAGCATTTTGGATTGGGAGATTATAATAATCCAGCTGAATCTAACAAAGCCATAAAATTTTTAGAAAAAATTCTATCTCTAGATGTTAAATATTTAATAACATGGGCTTTAGGATATAATATTGAACTTGATAATTACGTCTTTAAAAATATAAAAAATGCATCCTTTATTTGTAGAGATAATTTGCAAGAACAAACTTGGAAACAAAAAGAAATGCATGAATTAAATGATATAGATAAAAAATATGGTACATTCCATTGTGCGAATGCAGTTTGTATTTTAGAAAATTTTTTATGAAAAAAGTATTAATTACTGGAGTAACTGGTCAAGATGGCAGTTTAATGGCAGATTATTTATTAAACAATTTTTCTGACATTCAAATTTATGGAGCACAAAGAAGAATAAGTACTCCAAATCATGTAAATATCAAACATTTAATTTCAAATGAAAGATTCAAGCTAATTGAATTAGACTCAACTGACGCAGAAAGTATCAATGCGGCAGTGACAGAAATTAAACCAGATTATTTTATTAATTTTGCAGCCAACTCTTTTGTCGGAAATAGTTGGAAAATGCCAATTAACCATATGCAAACAAACGCTATGGGAGTCCTGTATTGCTTAGAATCAATTAAAAATATCGCACCAACTTGTCGTTTTTATAATGCAGGAAGCTCAGAACAATTTGGTGATGTAGATTATTCTCCTCAAGATATAAAACATCCATTCAAACCAAGATCTCCTTATGGAGTTTCAAAATGCACGGCTCATCATTTAGTTAAAGTATATAGAGAGTCTTATAATTTATATGCTGTACAAGGAATTTTATTTAATCATGAAGGAGTCAGGAGGGGCGAAGAGTTCGTAACAAGAAAAATCACAAAGAATGTTGCAAGGATTGCAAAAGCAATTAAATATGATTATAAATATGAGCCACTCGAACTCGGTAATGTTTATTCAAAAAGAGATTGGAGTGATGCCGAAGATTTTGTAAGAGGTATTTGGCTAATGCTTAATCAAGATAATCCAAAAGATTATGTTCTATCTTCTAACGAAACTCATACCATCAAAGAATTTGTAGAATTGTCATTTGAGCACGCTGGAATCACTGGCAAATGGATTGGAGAAGGAATTAATGAAAAATTTGTTTTGTCTAAATATAAAACAGAAAAATTCTTTTACGAAGACGAACCAGTGCTAATGAAAATTAATCCAATTTTTTATAGACCAGCAGAGGTTGATTTGTTGTGGGGAGACTCCACAGAAGCTAGAATAAATCTAGGATGGAAGCCAGAAGTTTCATTCGCAAAGCTTGTTGAAAAAATGACTCTCAATGATCTTGACAATACATAAAAATATGCTAATCTACAGTGGATGCGTAATGAAAAAGTAAAAAAGCCAAAATTTAATAAAAAGCTTTTGCTTAGAAAATTTGTAAATATACCAGAAAAAGGCTCTCGCCTTTTCTATATGAAAGAAATGACTCTTCTGAATTCTCTTATTGAAAGGTATTCAGAAGAGTTTGTTTTAGCCTTGAAGCTACCTAAGAAATATGATAGCATGGCGATAATAATTTGTGACGCATATAAGCGGCAGTTAGATAAAAAATTTAGAGATTTCAATTATAAAATTGATCTTTCAAAGTATGAAGAAGTCATACTATCTGAAAGTAAAAGTGGAGAAGATGCTAGGGTAATAATTAAACCAAAAACAATAAAGGACTTTTTAAATGGCTAAGAAAAAAGAAGACGGCTCAGTTCTAACATCTAGTGAAGTTTTATCTTCATTTTTAAAAAACAACAAAGAAGATCATTATAATTTTGAAGATGACGTTGATTACAAAGTATCAAGCGGTTCTATTCAATTAGACATCCAGCTTGGTGGAGGTTTTGGTCCAGGGCTTCATAGGTTTTGTGGTATTAATGAAGGGGGAAAAACAAGTGCGGCATTAGAAGTTATGAAAAACTTCTTGCGTACAGTTCCAAATGCAAAAGGCTTTTATATTAAAGCTGAAGGTCGCCTTTCAAATGAAATGAAAGAAAGGTCTGGAGTTACCTTTACAACCAAAGCTGAAGATTGGAACGCTGGCACATGTTTTGTTTTTGAAAGCAATATTTATGAAACCGTTGTTGATGCAATGAGAAATCTTGTCTCAAACAATGAAGAAGGCGTAAAGTATTATTTTCTTCTTGATGCTGTCGATGGGTTAATCACCAAAGGCGATCTAGATAAGACATTTGAGGATTCCAATAAGGTTGCTGGAGGCGCTGTAATTGCCGCGAACTTCATGAAGCGTATGTCTATTGCTCTAGCAAAGAGAGGTCATATGGCAGTGTTCGTGTCGCAGGTAAGGGCAGATATTAAACTAGATCCATACTCTAAAGCCCCAATCCGTCAAACATCTGCAACTGGAGGTAATGCGTTATTGCATTTTGCTAATTGGATTCTTGAATTTGAACCCAGATTTGGTGGAGATTTAATTCTTCAAGATCCAAACAATAAAAAAATTGATTTGGAAAAAAATCCAGCAATCGGCCACTGGGCAAAAGTAACTGTAAAAAAATCACCAAACGAAAAAACAAACCTTCAAATTCCATATCCAATTAGATACGGAAGAAAGAACGGCACTTCAATTTGGGTCGAGAAGGAGCTTGTTGACCTATTGTACGCTTGGGAATTCATGAATAAGGCTGGAGCATGGGTAAAGCCATCTGACGACTTTATAGAGCTTATTAAAGATCTAAATATAGAAGTTCCCGAAAACTTCCAAGGAGAAAAAGCATTATTTAAATTTATAGAAGAAAACTCTCAATTAGTTAAATTTTTAAGTAGCTACTTCAAGAATTCAATAAATGAAATTCAAAACTCTTGATGGTAAAGAGAGGTCAGTTAAAAATGTTAAAAAATTTATTATAGATTGGGATGCAAAAAGTAGAAGCAAATTTCAAAAAGATGTAAAAGATTTTCTAAAAAAATATTGGCATGGAGATGTAGTATTTGAGGAGCTAAGAATAGTTGGAACTAGACTCAGTTTGGACTTTTTTAACGCTAATAAAAAAATTGCAATAGAAGTACAAGGTCAACAGCACTTTACTTATGTAAAGTTCTTTCATGGCAATAGAATTAATTATCTTAATCAAATAAAAAGAGATGTTAAAAAAATAGATTTCTGCAACTTAAATAAAATTAATTTGGTTGAAATTTATCCGCAAGATGAGCTTTCAAAAGATCTTTTTGAAAAATTCGGTGTAGATCTTTAATCGTGTAAAATAAAATAATGAGAAAGAAAAAACCAAAATTTCAAAAATTTGAAATGCCAGAGTCATTTTTGGAACAAATTTACGAATTGACTGGTGGCGCTGATAAAAATAAAGGATATTTTTTATGTCATATTGACGAAAATGGAAATTGTCAAATTAGACATAAGTACGATTCACAAGCCACAGAATTTGCTATTAATAAATTAATAGAAATATATGTGGATCAAAGACAAGATTCTCATTTAGTGCAATCTGAATTCGAGGATATTTCGGACGAAAGTCAAGAAGATGATTGACAAATGACGACTTAATCTCTAAGATGCTGGCATGATCTATTCGTATGAATTGGAAAAACAGTTGCTAGCAGGTTTAATAAAAAATCCAAACTCTTTCATTGACATTTGTTCTTTCGTCAATGAAAGAGATTTTTATTGCGAGGATACAAGTTTAAATAAAACAATCTTTACAATAATTAAGCAAGCAATTGAAAATGCAGAAGATGTTGATGATGTTATTATTGCGCAAAGAGTCCAATCTTTAGGATTATCTTTTGAAGACAATATCAATGTAGCGGACTACATCAAATCCCTTTCGTTGAGAAAGCTTTCTGAAAACTCCACAATTAAGGCGGCAAAGGAGCTTAAGAAATATACTATTAGGAGAGAGATTCATGAATCCTCTCTAGAGGTTTCAAAGAAGATGCGCTCGATGCCAGCAGAGAGTTCATATCTCGATATCGTTTCTTCTGCTGATAAAATTTATAATTCTAAAATTAATTATTACGAGATAGGTAATGACTCGCCATCAAACATCTACGATGACATGGAGAGCGTTATCGAGGATCTTGGTAACAATCCAATTAAAGAATTTGGAATGATGGGTCCATACAAAAAAGTAAATGAAATTTATGGATCTCTTTTAAGACCAGGCAATATTACTGTTATCGTAGCTAGATCGGGAGTCGGCAAATCTACCTTAGCCCTTGATTATTGCACCAAAGTCTCAGATAATTATGAAGTTCCAGTTTTGCATTTTGATAATGGGGAAATGAGCAAAGAGGAACTTATGTTTCGACAATGCGCTGCATTATCGGGTGTATCAATGCATCTTTTGGAAAATGGCTCTTGGAGAAAAGCTGGGGATGCAGTTGTAGCTAAAGTCAGAGCGGTTTGGCCAAAAATTAAGAAGTTAAAATTTTATTATTATAATGTTGCTGGAATGGATGTTGATGCAATGATAAATACTCTCAAGAGGTTTTACTTCGCTCAAGTTGGCAGGGGCAATAGAATGATTTTTAGTTTCGATTACATCAAAACCACCTCAGAAAGAAGCGATAAAAATGAGTGGCAGTTGGTTGGAGAAATGATTGATAAATTTAAAAAATGCATTCAAAAAGAATTGCTTGTTGACAATAAGCCAATTATATCAATGTTTACTTCAGTTCAGAGTAATAGAACTGGTATCACAAACAATAGAACTGCAGCAAATGTAGTTGATGACGAAAGTACTGTTTCTTTGTCAGATAGGATTATTCAGTTTTGTTCGCACATGTTTATTCTCAGGAATAAGACTACTGATGAAATTCAAGAAGAGGGCGAAAGATTTGGCACTCATAAGTTAATTAATATTAAAGCTAGGCACTTAGGTTCTGATATTGCAGGTGCAGTAGAACCGATTTTAGTCGGAGACACGCTTCGCAAGAATTTTATAAATCTAGAATTTAAAAACTTCAACATAACTGAAAAAGGCGATTTAAGGGATATCGTTGCATTCAGAGATGGGCATGAAGAATTAGATAGAAACAACAGAAATAATATTCCAGATTTCGATGAGGACTAAAATAGAATCTTCTTTGATTGAACTCGGTTACCAGCTAAAAGATTTTGGTAACCATTGGAGAGCAAATGCTGTTTATAGAGATGGCAATAATCCGCTATCCCTCATGATCTACAAGGATACTGGGGTATGGAGAGACTTTGTTGAAAACAAAGCTCCAATGCCTTTTAAAAAACTGGTAGAACTTACATTAAATACAAACGATCCTAATGTAATTAAAAAATACACACAAGAATCTTTTGAGTCTACCGAAGTTTATGTTAAGAAAGAAAAATTAGAAATGGAGAAGATATATCCAGAAGACTGTTTAAAGAAGCTGTTTCCTAATTATGATTTTTATAAAAAAAGATCAATAGGAGAACAAACGCAGAAAATGTATAAATGCGGTTTGGCCTCTGCTGGGAAAATGTATAGAAGAATTGTATTTCCAGTATATAATTCAAATAATCAAATATATGGCTTTACTGGCAGAAAGCTAGATGAAGACTCTGAAGCCCCCAAGTGGAAGCATATCGGCTTAAAAAGCAATTGGATTTATCCAGCCAATATACCAAATTTTCCAGAAATTACAGATAAAGTATTTCTTGTCGAAAGCGTTGGCGATAGCATGGCCTTAACTGAAAATGGCTACGCCAATAACTTGGTGACATTTGGCTTGGATTGCAGTCCATCCTTAATGAATTTCTTGGTTTCTAAAAATTTAAAAACAATTTACATATCAACAAACAACGATTTAGATTCAGACAAGAATAGGGGATTAATTGCTGCCGTAAAAATTTTAATTAAACTATCTTCGTTTTTTGACTTGGATGTTTTAAAAATTAAACCTCCATTAATGAATGATTTTGGAGAAATGCAAATGAGTGATAATTCTTTAATATTCTGTGAATGGAATAAAAGAAATCCACTAAGCATAAGCGAAATATTAAAAATAATTGAAGAAAATGCCTCTGAATTTAATAAAGCTAAACTAAATAAATTTATTAAAAAATGCCAGAACGAGTAACATTATCAGCAAGTAGAATCAAAACGGCGCAGTCATGTTCTTGGTTATACTGGGCCAAATATAAACTCAAGCTTCCAGATAAAGGAAACGATGGATCATCAAGAGGTACAGTATGCCATGAGGTTTTTGAATTACTTGGCGACAAAAAACATAAAAAAGATTTTGACAAAATCATCGAAAAGCAAGACATTTTTGCTAGTAAAAAAGTAAAAGATTTAGTATTAGACTTGGCTGTAAAGGAAGGGGTTGGCGATGACTCGAACTTAAATTTAATTAAGACTATGACATTGAATGGTCTTAATTATGATTTCTTTGGTCAAGAATTCGGGAAATTAACACAAGAATTTTCGGAAAAAGATTTTGAATTTGATGTTGTAGATAAAGACTTAGATTATAAAATAAAAGGATTCATTGATAAACTTTTTATCTACGGGGATAAAGCTATCATTAGAGATTTTAAATCAAGCAAAGAAGTATACAAGGGAAAAGATCTTGAAGATAATATGCAAGATTTAATGTACACACTTGCTGTAAAGAAGATGTTTCCAGAAATTAAAGAGTTATATTCTGAATTTTTATTTATTAAATTTGACCTACATGGCAAGGGATGTGTCAGAATGCCCAGTTTAACAGAAGCTGAATTAGAAGGCTTTGAGCAGTATTTAACGCACGTTCAAAAGTATCTAGATAACTTCTCCGAAAAGACTGCAAAGTCCAACATGGCAGCAAAAGCAGATTACCCAAAAGATAATTCATTTGGAGGTCCAATAATGTGTGGTAAGGCAAAAAAGGGGGAGCTTAAAAAAGACGGAACTCCCGCTTGGTGCTGTTCGGCAAAATTTGATTTAAAGTATTATCACATTAAAGATGAAGATGGAAAATTAATTGATTCATGCTTTATGAGCGATATAGGAAATTATAAAGAGAAATATAAAGATAAAAAAGTTACTTTTAAAATTTTCGAATATCAAGGTTGCCCCGCCTTCAATAAATAAAACAAGAACGCTACACCAACAAAGTGTAGCGTTCTCATTTAGTAGCTTGACATTAGGCCAATACAATGTATATTCACGGCATGATCCCAATGTTTAAATCAAACTACTCTATTGGCAAGAGTATTTTGACGCTTGACTTGCCAGAAGAAAATCCTGATCCATCGAAATCAGACTCTATTCTTCAGATTGCAAAAGATAACAAACTAGATAAATTAGTGTTGGTGGAAGATTCTATGACTGGCTTTATGGAAGCGCATAAAGCTTGTAAACAATTAAATATACAGTTAATATTTGGGTTAAGAATTAATTGCTGCAACGATGTAAATGATGACGATAAAGATAAGTCAAAACATAAAATAATAATCTTCGCAAAAAATGATGAT